ATCGGCTGCACAATGACAAAAGCCGCTATTTGGTTCTTGTCGGCGGCGGCGGCTCCGGAAAATCGGTGTTTGCAGCGCAAAAGGTAGTCCGGCGAGTAGCGGGGAGAAGAAAACACAGAATTTTAGTAGTTCGCAAAGTAGCCAAGACCCTGCGCGAAAGTTGTTTTGCTTTGGCGCGCGGGGTTATTTCGGACTTTGGCCTGACAAATTTATTCCGGGTCAACAAATCAGACATGACTATCCGGCACGCAAACGGCAATGAAATTATCTTTGCGGGCCTGGATGATGTCGAAAAACTGAAATCAATATACAATATCACTTCCATATGGATTGAAGAGGCCAGCGAGATAGAAGACACCGATTTTAGACAGCTCGACATACGCCTGAGAGGCGAATCCGATAGCTACAAGCAAATAATACTCAGCCTGAATCCGGTTTATCACGGGCATTGGATACTGCAGGAATTTGTCGGCCCAAACTGGACGGCCAAAAAGCCGAACACAACCGTTCATCATAGTACTTTTAAAGACAACCGTTTTCTTGACGAGGAACAAAAGGAAGTTCTGGAGGCGTTCAAGGATGTAGACGAATACTATTACACCGTTTACTGCCTGGGCGAGCCTGGTGTACTTGGCAAAACAATCTTCCCGGCCAAGATCGTCAGCGAGCGAATAGCATACCTGCGAAACAAAAAGCCCTTAAAACGGGGCTTTTTTGCGTATGAGTATGAAGATGAGAAAATAGTGGACAGCTCCATTAAATGGGTAGACGACTGGGAAACCGGATATATCGCAATATACGAAGAACCAAAACGGGGCTATCCCTATGTGATTGGGGGAGATACTGCCGGGGATGGCAGCGATAATTTTACCGGCCAAGCGCTTAACAACGTCACCGGCAATCAAGCGGCGGTCCTAAAGCATCAATTTGACGAAGATTTATACACCCGGCAAATATACTGCCTGGGCAAGCATTACAACCAGGCGCTAGAGGCCATAGAAACTAACTTTAGCACATTCCCGGTTAAGGAACTGCAAAGATTGGGTTACTGGCACCAGTTAAAACGGGAAGCCATAGACGAGATAAGCAAGAAAAAATACCATAAATACGGCTTCCAAACCACCAAGCTGAGCAGGCCGCTTATAATTGCCGGACTGGTGCAGGCAGTTAGAGAACACCCGGAATTATTTAACGATATTGCAACCTTGGAAGAAATGCTGACGTTCGTCCGAAACGAGAAGGGGAAGGCCGAGGCACAGGAGGGCAAGCACGATGATTTAATCATGGGCTTGGCTATAGCGCATTATGCGAGGGGGCAGGAAATAGACAGCCCGCCGGTGGAAAAGATAGCGTTGCCCGAAACATTACCCTCCGACTTACGCCGAGACCTGGAGGCAGACCCGGCGGCTTTGGCTCACTGGCTGAGCCAGCATCCGGAATATCAATAGAACCAGCAACTTAGCGCCCGCAAGGGTGCTTTTTTAATGCCAGAAAGCAGGTGATACCCCATGAAACTTCCCAGTATAACCAAGGTGGTGAAACGGATTATGAAAGACCCGGAACAGATGGACGAAGACCAGCGGCAGGCCAAGCTCGAAGAGTGGAACAGGCGGCTGCGCAAGGCCATGGAAGAACACGAAACCTTCCGGGCTGAGTGCGCCACATACGATGCGCTTTACGGCGGCACCAAGCAAATCAGGCCATTGGGCAGCACGGACATATATGTTTCTGACAGATATCCAGAGCAAGGAAATCCAGAACCGGCGCGGCAAGTGGTAAATCTGTGCTTCCAACTGATCGAGAGCCAGATAGACATCAACCTACCTATGCCGGCGGTAGAACCTACGGAAGAAGAGGACGAGAACGAGCGCCGTAACATGATAGAGGGCCAACTGGCTTATATGGCCGGCGATACTTCGTTGCGCCGGATAAACAGCGAAAACGAGCGCATTGCCAAAAAAAACGGCATTGCCTACTTCAAAGTAGGCTGGAATCCCGATTACAAGGCGCATACCTACCGGGGAAGAATCGAAACCACCAATCCACATCCAGGGAATGTGGTACTGCAGCCTGGCGTCACAAAAATCCGGGATATGGACTATCTGTTTCATATTGAGAATCGCACTATAGATTATATCTGCCGGGAATACGGCGAGGAATACAGGGAGGAGATAGAAGCCGAGAGCCTGGAATATGGGCAGCTGGACTATTTCAATGCCGGGACTGATAGCTCTACCGACGAGAGAACCAAGAAGCTGAGCATAATTGAAGCCTGGTACCGAGACAGAGACGGAGAAGTCGGCGTACTGACATGGGTAGGCGATATAATTTTGCGGGATAAGCCCAAATTTTTCTACAAGCAGGATGAATCCGGCAACGCCATTGACGAAATAGACATGCCCCAGTACGACGAAGAGGGGAGCTTAACCGGGACTGAGACAGTACGGGTAAAATGTCACGTCCCCAATTATTTTCCTTTTGTCCCGTGGTACAACATACCCCGGGAGAAGTCGGCGCGCGGGCTTGCCGACCCCTTCATTATCGCAGACCAGCAGGAGGGGATTAAGAAACTACTCAGTATTGAAGAAGAAAAACACATAAAGGGCACGACTAAGGTATTTGTGCGCAAGGGTACCGGGCTGGCGGCCAAGCTAACCAATTCAGTCAGCCAGATTATCGAAGTTGACGATCCGGCCGGCGACGTAGTAACTAAGGACCTTAAAACGCCGGATAATTCGCTTAAGGATTTATATTTTATCTACGTTCAGGCGGCTAAAGATTCGTTAGGAATCACGGAGGCCAGCCAAGGCAGGACAGACAAGGGTAAGGAACTGTCTGGCCGGGCCCTGGAGATTTTAGCGGCGAACACTCAGGGCAGGTTAGGCGTAAAAGCAGACGAAAAAGATATCGCTTATACCGAGCTTTACCGTATGTGGTATGACTTCTTGCTAGCCTTTGCTGACCACCGTATGCCGTACCGCACAGATGGACAGTATAATAAACCCGTTTACGGTTACTGGGACAAATCCAAGCTGATTAAGCAGGATGATGCCGGAGAATGGTATTATCCTGAATTTGATATTTACGTCCAGGCTGAAACCGCGCTGCCAAAGGATAAACGGTTTATCCTCGACCTGGCCAACCAAGCCGGACAGCGCATAGATAACGTGGAATACTGGATGCTCAT